CACACGATCAAAGTCAACAGGCGCTGAAGCAAGACTGTCTGATATGTTATTCCCATCCGATGATACTAACTGGGCAATACAGCCAACGCCAGTTCCAGAATTGCAGAAAATGGCAATGAATCAGGAAGTCGCTGGTCAAGATGAACAAGGCAATGAGATTACTCATGCTGATCTTGCTAAAGGAATAATTAAAGAAGCACAAGCACGCGCTGAAGCAATGACACGCGAGATTGATGATCAGTTAGTCGAAGCTAAGTATCATACGATAGCTAGAGAGGTCATCCATGATGCTTGTCTGTTTGGCACAGGTATCTTAAAAGGTCCTGTTGTCATCAATCGAACACGCAAGAACTGGAAGCAGCTGGATAATGCAGTCTATGAATTAGATATCGTACAAGAATACCGGCCAGGTGTTGAGCATGTCAGCGTGTGGGATTGGTTTCCCGATATGTCAGCCACCAAGATTACTGAATGTGGCTTCATCTTTGAAAGACGTTATGTCACTAAAAAGCAGCTCATCGAACTGTCTAAACGTCCAGGCTACCTAAAAGAACAAATCAAAAAGATTATTGCTGTTGATGCACGCAATAATTCCAATGGCTCTAGTCATGTTGGGCGAATACGTGAGTTATCAGGTATCCAGGCTAACATCAATGATAATCGCTATGAACTCTGGGAATATCATGGTCCTGCAACTAAAGAAGATTTAGAGGCGTGTGGCTGCATGGTAGAGAATGATGACTTAATCGAGCATGATGTCATTGTGTCATTTATTAATGGCACTGTTATTAAAGCCGATCTTAATCCACTTGAGACCGGTGAATGTCCTTATTCTGTGTTTGCTTATGAAGATGATGATACCAGCGTCTTTGGCTTTGGTATTCCGTATCTATTGCGTAATGAGCAGCGTATCGTTAATGCCGCTTGGAGGATGTTACTCGACAATGCTGCGCTATCAACTGGACCTCAGTTAATCATCAATAGAGAATTGGTAACACCTTCAGATGGTAGCTGGGATCTTAAAGCCCGCAAAGTCTGGTGGCTGACAGATCCAGAACATCGTGTGAATGATGCCTTTGGTAGTCATGAGATTGCTTCACATCAAGCCGAGCTATCTAATATCTTTGAAACAGCTAAGAACATGGCCAGTGAAGTAACCAGTTTACCAATGATAGCGCAAGGTGAAGTAGGTGGCACACAAGATACGGCAGCTGGCCGTAGTATGTTGCTTAATGCGGCTAATACGGTGTTGCGTAATGTCGTTAAAGCCTTTGATGATGGTATCACTAAACCCTTCATAGGGCGTATGTATGACTGGAACATGCAGAACAGTGATAAGGAAGAAATCAAAGGTGACTTTGAAGTAGATGCGAGAGGATCATCAGCACTGTTAGTCAAAGAGACTCAGACACAAGCCCTGCTTAACCTGATGTCAGTATCACTGCAACCTATCTATTCTGATTTAACTAAACATCCCGAACTGTATCGTAAAGCAATACAAGCACAGCACCTTAACCCCGATGATGTTGTTAAAACGGATGATGAATTAGAAGCAGAAAAGAATAAGCCGGATCCAATACAACAAGCGATGCAAGAACAACAAGCCGCTATGATGCAACTGCAAGTTCAAGAGCTGCAGGGTAAGATTGATAAACTCACTGCAGAAACAGCGGATATCAATGTTAAGACTCAGTTCAGTGCTATGCAAACAGCAGGATCTATTGTGCAAATGCCTCAGATAGTGCCTATTGGTGATGAGCTAATGAAAAGTGCAGGGTACAAAGATGCTAATGGTCTGCCAAGCACTGTAGCGCCAAATATGGCACAACAAGCGCCTAATATGCAGCAAAATACCAGCCCAGGATCACCAGCCTTACCACAAGAGGGAATGCCACAAGATCCTAATCAGCCGCAGCAAATAGATCCACAGTCTGCAGCACAAGGGATGAATCAAGGTATTGAGACTCAACAGATCGAAGCAAGAGCAGCTGGTGGACCGGTTAATGCTGGACAACCTTACTTGGTAGGGGAGTTAGGACCTGAAGTGATTGTTCCACAGAATAATGGCATGGTTCTACCGAATCGTAATCCTGATCCAGCTATGCGTGGTTTACAGAATGGACAGCCTGATTATGGTTACGGCAATCGATATCAATCTAATCAACCTAAAGGTGTTGGCTATTATGGCGAACTACAGCGACCAGACGGTGGACATTCAACTGAATTAAGTGTTGATGTTGGAAAAGGCGATATACCGGCAATGGTGCCAGGCTTATCATCAAAAGAAATGTCAGCCATGTTGACTGCAAAAGATGGTGATAAATTCCCTGACTCTGTTTATGACAAAGCGGCAAGTCATGCAGCCTTTAGAGAATTGAATGGTCAATCACCTTGGGCTGGCATTAATGATAGTAAAGAGTTGCCACCTGACTTACGGGAAAAGATGATTAGCCAAGCAATGATTGCACCTAATGATCCACCGCGTGGTAAGCCTAAAAAGCGCTAAAAATATGCCCCTATTGCGAAAAACGTAAATGTGGTAACATGTAACGCAGCATAATACAAGAATTATGATAGATACAACGTCAGATACATGGTTAGAGATTGAAAGTTTCATTGATGAACAGCTGGCCGCATCAAGCCGCAAGCTGGCTTCAGTCACACTGGATTATAATTTAACAATGTATCATCGAGGAATAGTATCGGCACTGACTGACTTAAAGTCATTGTCGTCTAAACAACCTGTATCTTTACTCACCAGTAACGAATACAGTTAATCAACAAGCCTGTCGGGAGACACGCATCATGTTAGATGATAACACCGCTGTTAGCAGCCGTGATGATGAAGATTTTGAAGAATTATTTAATGGTTTTGCTGAAGATGATGCAAAAGTTATTGATGATCTTGTCCAAGAGTCCGTTGACGATGATTCCAGCGATTATGAATTAAGCGCTGACAATACCATTGAAAACGAAGTTGAGGATGAAGCGCAAAAACTACGACAACAAATCGAATTATTGCGTAAAGAGAAAGATGACATTGAACATAGCTTCAAGTCTCAAGTAGGCCGTGTTAGCGCCCTGCAAAAGAAACTTGATAGCCAAAATCCACCAGCAAAGAAATTTGATGATGATCTAGCGGTTGCGATGGAAGATTATCCCGAGATCGTAAAGCCCATGATCGATTACTTTGAACGTAAGTATGGCGACCTGGATCAACGTCTAGCTCCCATTCAACAACAAAATGATCGTCAAGATGAGCAGCGCTACATCGATACTCAACTCAGTATTATCGACTCTAGCATACCGGATTGGCGAGACATTATAGCCAGCACTGATTATAGCAACTGGATAGCCGAGCAACCCAAAGCCGTTCAAGATATGCGTAACAGTTATGATGCCCGTGATTATCAGTATCTCATTGGCTCATTTCAAAGTACCAAGAACAAATCGAATGAACTGGCACAAAGAAGGCAAGATAAATTAGCCGGCAATGTGGCAGTACAAAGTAAAGGTGCAAGTAAATCAACATCTGCACCGGATGACTTTAGCTCTGCGTGGGAATACTACGCAAGTAAAAAGAAGTAATACCGCACTGTCGGGAGACAGCGCAACACAGTGAGCTAGATGCCCACTGCTCCGAAAGGAACACCAAAAGGTATGATGGTTTTGTAACCCGCTGAGTAGTATTGGCCGGTCAAATAATAATCCCTTGTATAGATTTTGGACAACTTAGAACCGTTGTTTTCAATTATTTTTATATTAGGAATTATTTATGGCCAATACTACTTACGGCACCATTAGTCAGCGTACTGCTGCATGGGCTGCAACTGAAATGTTATCTCATGCAGAACCTATTTTGGTTTTATCAAAATTCGGTCAGTCTAAACCACTGCCTTCAAACAAAGCCGACACTGTCAAGTTTCGTCGTCCTATCCCATTTGCAATTTCAACTACTGCATTGACTGAAGGTGTTACACCAACTACTCAACAAATGACGTATGAAGATGTCACTGTGCAAATTGCTCAGTATGGTGCAGTTATTGCCATCACTGACAAAGTTGATGATTTGGCTGAAGATCCTGTATTGAAAGATGCAGCAATGATGGCTGGTGAGCAAGCAGCTGAAACGGTTGAAATGATCACTTACGGTGCTATCAAAGCTGGCACTAACGTGTTCTATGACACCATTGCTCATACTTCACGCGCTACTGTAAACAGCAAGATCACTATTGATCGCGTTCGTGCTGTGGTAAGGGCATTACGTGCTAACCGAGGTAAACCTGTGACTTCAATGTTATCGGCATCACCTGGTTATGCTACTAAAGCAATCGAAGGTGGATATATTGCTTTTGGTCATACTGATCTCGAAGCAGATATTCGCGCTTTACCTGGCTTTACTCCTGTTGCCTCTTATGGTTCACGCCAACCTTTGTGTCCAGAAGAATTAGGCTCTGTTGAGTCTATTCGTTTTATCTTGACTCCATTGATGGTGCCATTCCAAGCAGCGGGTGCAGCTGTAGCATCAACTGGCATGATTGCTGATAACGCAACTAACATCGATGTTTATCCAATGATATTCGTTGCTAAAGAAGCTTATGGTCTAGTCCCATTGAAAGGTGCTAACTCAATCACTCCAAGTGTATTGAACCCTGGCACTCCTTCTAAATCAGATCCATTAGGTCAAGTTGGCTTTGTTGGTTGGAAAACTTACTTCGCGGCTAAAGTGCTTAATGAAAACTGGTTAGCGAGATGTGAGGTGGGAGCTACAGCTCTTTGATATTAGCCTAATTTACTACATTCTACATATTTTAAGGGTATAATATGAATTCAAATTTGGTTATTAAAGAGGTTATATTATGCCCGTTTATAAGATATGCACAGTTTGTAAGAAAGAATTTGCTGTTACACCTTCATTGGCAGAAAAAAGAGAGTTTTGCTCTTTAGCCTGTCGTGGAGCATCACAGCAAACATTAGTTGAGAAAGAGTGTTCTGTTTGCGGTAAGTCATTCAAGATCAAGGCTTATCGCAAATCGACAGCAACCTGTTCAAAAGAATGTGGTTATGTTGCAAAAAAGATTAAAAAGATTTGTGTCACGTGTGGCATTGAATTTTTAGTTCCAAAAAGTAGAGAGAATGCAAAGGCTTGTTCAAATGCTTGTGCAAGAGATGTCAGAGGCAACAGCATAAAGCGCCAAGTAGCATTGGTTTGTGAGCATTGTGGCAAGGCATTTGAAGAAGCACAAAGCCATGCAGGAAGGCGAAGGTTTTGCTCGATAGATTGTAGAGACGCATCACCTGTAATGAAAAGTGAAATGTCTCAGCGTGTTGCTGGTGATTTAAACCCAATGTGGGTAGGTGGAATTACTAAACAGAGTGACGGGTATTTGTATAAGCATACAGAAAACCATCCATTTAGCGGAAATAGGTCTAATTATATTCTTGAACATCGATTAGTGATGGAAGAATGGCTTAGACGAGAAAAACCAGATCATGATTTTATGATCACTATTTATGACAAAGCTTATTTAAGGCCTGAAATACAAGTGCATCATATTGATTTAAACAAGGCAAACAATAGTATTACTAATTTAATTGCGGTTACTTTGTCAGCTCATCGAGCTATACATAACGGCAATAAACCA